GTAGGCGTCGGGCACGACCGACGAATTGAGCAGCGTCAGTACTGTGCCGCGCAGGGCCTGCGGGCTCAGGATGTAGCGCGGCTCGATGTTGAGATGCGCTTCGCCCTTCGGCCCCGTCTGCGTCGCCATCGCGGCATAGCCCGCGTTCAGCGTCGTCGCGCTGGGCGCCGCGCCCGAGCCGCTGGCCACGTAGTTGGCGTGAGTCGACGCATCGAACAACGCGACGCTGTCAGACAGCGCGGCGTTCGCCGTCAAAATCGCGTAACAGACGTCGTCCTCCTTGCGGGCCGCCGCCTGGGCCTGCAGCCTCGGCAGGCGGGCGAAGGCGTCCATGTCGTCGTTGATGATCATCTTGCGCGTCACCTTGACGCCGCCGGCGTATTCGACCAGCGCGTAGGTCTCGCGGCTCTCGCTCAGCGTGACGTACTGGATTTCACCGCTCTCGTCACGACTGGTCAGGCCCGGCACTTCGGACAGCGCGACGCGCTTGATGTCCTTGAAGTCGGGCGCCGTCGCCTGACGCGCCCACACGGTCCAACTGCGGCGCTGATCCTCATAGGCCGCGCGCAGGCTCTTGCTCATGACGTTTTCGAGCAGGTAGGGGAAGTCGCTTGTGGACATCGCCAGAGCGACCGAGCCGAACCGACGCTCGAGCTGCTTGGGGTTGATCATGCAGTCGACGATTTCGGAACGGCTCAGGCTGTCGATGCCCGGCAGCCCCAGCGAGGCCATCCATTTGCGGCCCATCTCGACGAAGCTCAGGCCGCGGAACTCGCGGGCGCGGTCGTGCGGCTTGCGGGCGGCAAGCCGGCCCTGGTCGTCGCGCGACGCCTGGTTCGTGAACCCGTCGATCTCGATCATCGGCACGCGCGCGCGCAGCATGATCGCATCGACCACGGCGGCGCCCAGCGTCGAACGGTTGCGGTCTTCGCCCACTTCCACCCGGCCGTCGGCCAGGCCCTGGGGCTTGAGGTCTTCGGCCAACTTTTTCAAGGCTCGCTCCTTCGCTGTGGCCAGGCTGACCCCGTCGTCGATGAGCGGCTTCGCCCAACGCTCGGGATCGAAATGGTAATCCGCGGCCAACTGGCGAATGCCGTTCTGCCGTTCACGTTCGAGTTTCGCGCCCGCCGCTTTGGCTTTGATTTCGGCATCGCCATCCCCGGTGCTTTCGCTGGGCTCGGCCGCCGGCTCCGACTTCGTTTCGGCCTCGGGCTCAGCCTTCGGTTCCGGCTCAGGCTCCGGCTCGGGCGCGGGCGGCGGTGACAGTTTGTCCGCGACCGCCTTCTCGTTGCCCTCCAGGCCGGCCATGAAGTCGGCCGCCTCTTCGTCGGTCGCCTGATCGGGCAGCCCGATGCTGATCAGATAGTTTCTCAGAACGTCATCCATTGCGATCACTCCTCTGAGGCCGTGCGTTTGTGTGCGGAAGGGCTTTGCGCTCAGCAGCCCGTGGGGATTGGCGCCGGGGTCGCCGACGAAATCGACGGCGAGCACGGCGTTAGCGAGCAGACGTCCCGGCGGGCGAAGCAAATTCTGCTCCTCCGCAATTTCATCCATCAAATCCCAATCGGGCTCGAATACGATGCTGAGGCCCGCGATCTCCGGATCGCTTTCGGCGATGCTCAAAAGATAGCTCTGCAGATCGCCGCTCGGGCTGATCTTGGCGTATGGCCCAAACGTGATGTCGCCGCGCACCTGCTGGCCATCGCGCCGCGCGTTGGCCACGCGCCCGATGCTCACCTCAATACCGTCTTTGCCGCCCCCCCAAAAACCGCCATCCGGATGAGTCATCCGGCTCTTGGCGCCCCGTGCCGTTGCGTTGATGCCCGTCACCACCTGATCCAGCATGACCTCATCGACGATGAAGCCGTGCCCGACCGCTTCGCCCGTGGTGATCACCGAGGCGTTGCGGATCACGCCCGCCTCGACATCGACATCCAGTTCGCCCTCGCCGACGGCCAGACTGCGCGCCATCTGCAGGCGGATCGGCTGACTGCGATCCAGTTGTCGGTAGGCCTCGGCCAGTTTGCGTTTCGATTTCGACATCATCATCTCCTACGTTCGCGCCGCACGAGACTCGGCCCGCAACAATACGTTCGCGATGGCTTTGGCCGTCTCGTTGTTGATCCCGCCGTTGTTGCGCTCGGCGTGCAACCGATCCCACAACGGCCCGAAATAGCGGCTCAGGTCATTCTCTTCCGGCTGCTGGCGGTCGGGTCGTGGCTCCTGCGGCGCGACGGGCGGGCCTTTGGACTGCGCGTCGGGCAGATACAGTTCGAGGTCGCGCGCGAGGCGCTGTTCGTCCGCGTGCTGTCTCAATTCGTCCGCCCAATCTTCGCCCAGTTCGTTCAGCAGACTTTTGCGCGTGCGCAACCGGTAGTCGATGGCCATCTTGGCGGCGGCGGCCTGCTTGGCCGGGTCGACCCAGCGTTTCGGCGGCCCCTGCCAGTTGTCTTCGAGGTAGGCCAGTTGCATTTCGTAATCCGCAAAATACCCGGGCGCCTCGACGCGGCCCTCCAGAATGGCCAATCGCTTGAACATCTGACGGATCGGGCGGCCGACCAGATCGATGAAAAGCTGCTGGATCGGATCCGTCTCGTCATCGCATTCCAGCTTGCCCTGCCGCTGGCTGCTGAAATTGCCCCGCGAGTAGTCGCGGGCGATGGCGGCGTAATCCAGCCCGATGCCCGCTCCGATCTGGCCGATCTGAGCCTGCGTGAAGCTCTCATACCGCTGACTGGGCCGGTTGGGCGAATGCCAACTGATGTCCGCGCCGTCGGGCAGTTGCAGCATCATGCCCGGCTCGATAATCATCTCCTCGTTGCCGCTGTCGTCGGTTTCGCTCTCGCCGCTCAGCAGCGGCAGGCCTAGATCGATGTCGGCTTGATCCGCCGGCCGCCTGACCGCTCCGCCGAAGCACGCCTCGCCGCGCGCGGCCAGCAGCTCATATTCGTCATACGTCAGCAAATGCCGGATTTTGATGAGCGTGCTGGAAAAGTCCGTCGCCCCCCGAGTCTGACGCACCCGACGCTGACGGATGAAATGCAGCACCCGTTCGGCCGGAATGCGGCCCGACTGCGTACCGTAGCCCTGCACGATCTTCGTCGGCGTCAACACGTGATAGGCCACGGCCGCGCCGTACGCGTCGATCTCAATGCCGCCGCGCACCTCGTTGCCCGTCGATGCCTCGCTTGTCTTCGCGCCGTCGAGCTGCTCGGGCTCGAACATCTGCAGCACAAGCCCGACGTTGTCGGGGCGCGACACGTAATTCAAAATGACGAAGCCCTCGCCGACCGTCCGGCGCTCGGCGCACATCAGGCCCGCAAACTCGACCCACGTCTTTTTTTGCTCGAGGTCGCAGAGCTTCGGATCGCGCGCCCACCGCTGCCAATATCGATCCAGCCGGCGGTTGAACTCCGCCAGCTCGTCGCCCGTGCGCGGATCGCGCGCCGCACTGCGAGGCGTGATCCCAATCCCCACCACGTGCCGCCGCTCATACGCCACGGCCGATGCGCCCGCCCACGTGTCCTGCACCGCCTGCCGCGCCCGCGCGTTCAGCACGGGCGCGTCATTGATAATGGCCTCATCGGCGGTTTTTATCGGGGCTCGCCAGTCGCTGGTGTTGCGATCCTTCTTCGCCGCGTCAAATGTGCTCAGGCTTTCGTATTTTTCCAGCAGATCGCCGCGCACCTTGAGCGCCCGGCGACCCAACTTGATCTTGTCCTGATCCAGCCGGGCCCGCGCCAGGCGGGCGCGGTCTTCGGCGTCCGCCGCGTCGCGGCGCCGCCTGCGGCGGCTCTGCCACGTCTTCAGCCATTTGGCCATGTCAACTCCCTATACCGGTGAGCGGAATCGCAATACCTTGCCGCGGAAACTGCCGGCCGTTGCTACGGCGATCCGTTTGGTCAGGGCCTTTTCGAGCTCCCAGAGCTCTTTGAGCGAGAAACTGCCCAGCGTGCGCCCGCCGATCGTGATGGATTCCGCGTTGCGATCCAATGTCCCCGCGATCGCCTCGCGGACCTTGACCAGCAGTTCGGCGTCAGTGTAGGTTGCCATATCGGCATTCCCTGGGTCATTGTGGCACGACGAGATAATCTAATGCCAATATGACACACCAGAACCGACCGTCAAGGGGGTATTTACCAGCGCTTTTTACCAGCGCATGGAAAACCCCGCCAAATAGACGGGGTTTCGGTGGGGCTATCTGTGGTAGGAAAGCGGGCTATCGGCCCATTATCTTGGGGCAGGCGGGGCGTTTCGCGAAACGTAGAGAATCAGCGGCCGGCCGTAATACCCGCGAACCGGCTGGCCATCAGATTTTCTTTTGAACTGCAAGAAAATCACTTGACCTTCGATCTTCGAGGCCAGCTCCCGTCGGGCTGCATCGCCGCCCGGCTCATCCAGTTCGGGCGCGTCCCCCTGGGCGAACCGCACCGAGCCGACATTGC